CGTTCCTCTTGCTCATCAAGATTCGCTTCTCCAAATCCAATGCGTTTCCATCCCTGGAAGGTTGTGCGTTTCCAAGAGGTTGTCCAAACGAACTCAGCTGGATCTCCATCGGCAAGAAAGTGAATCGTGTGTTCATCTCCTTTCGCAGGGGTCATTACGGATTGAAGAGCACGGTTACGAATAAGTGTATAAATCTTGCGGTCAATCGCATTCCAATCTTCATCTGTTGGAAGTTCAGCAAGTTCAAAATGCGTCGGACGAATCGCTTCGTGCGCTTCTTGAGCATTCGGATCTGATGCCTTTTTCTTCTTTTTCGCAGTTGCTCCTCTATCAACAAAGGCTTCTCCATACAATGTTTGAATCACTTCTTGTGCTTTTTCAATGGCTTCATCGGAAAGGACAGGATGATCTGTTCGCATATACGTGATGTGCCCTGCTTCATAGAGACGCTGAGCAACCTGCATTGTTCGCTTTGTATCACAGTGATAACGTGAAGAGGATTCTTGCTGGAGCGTTGATGTAATCAGAGGCTTGGGTGGAGATTGGCTCCAGCCTTTGGTTGCTGAAGATTGAATTGTCCCATCTGCTTCGGAATGAATATTCTCCAAGAAGTTTCGCGCGGATTCTTCATCTTCAAGGTCATCCACAAGTCCAGCTTCAAACTGGAGCCCGTTCATAGTCCATTGTCCATGAAGTTTCCACGCACGCTGACTGCTAAAGTTTTCAATCTCACGTTCGCGCTCACAGATGAGTCGAAGAGCAGGGGTCTGACAGCGACCAGCACTGAGAGCTTGACCCACATAGGACCACAGAAGTTGACTAATCGTAAATCCTACCATCATATCGAGGATTGAACGGGCTTGCTGGGCATTCACCCGATTCATATCAATGAGACGAGGGTTTTGAACCGCACGTGTCACAGCAGGTTTGGTGATTTCATGAAAGACAGATCGCTTTGCTGTTTGAGGATTGAGTTTTAGCAGCAAGGCTACAGCATAGGAAATCGCTTCTCCTTCACGATCATCGTCACTGGCAAGATAAATCTCACGTGCATCCTTTGCTTCGTCTTTCAGTTGTTTAATCGCTTTGGCTTTGAGCTTCGAAAACTCAAACTTCGCATCAAAATCACGATCAAGACCCACTGCATCCAAGTTTTGTTCGAGGGCTCGAATGTGCCCCATTGAGGCAATCACTTTCCAGCCAGGACCCAAGAATCCTTGGATTTTTTTACATTTTGCTGGACTTTCAACGATAACAAGCGATGACATACTGTTTAATAATAATATGGAAAGGTTCGCTTCCAATTTTTAGGATTTGGCTCTTCACTGCAGGAGTTATGACTGGACACAGTGATCTGATTACTGCTTCCATTGAGCAAAAGTCACTCGCCAGTCGCCAGATCGATCATGTCATGGAAGGTACTGTTTGAAATTGAAAATTGAAGCCTTGGCAAGTGCCTTAGTGATTTACCCCCCTGAAGATACAATGAGTTCATTTCGTTCTTGGAATAAAACCTCCACTGCTTCTGTAGCGCCAGCTTCTGCACCTGATTCGACTGAAGACGCTGGTCAAGCACCTTCCAATCCTTTCGGAAATATGCGTCGCGATCGTGATCGCTATCAATCTGGTGGAATGAGCTATTCTGATTGGAAGCAAACTGAAAAGAAAAAGAAAGTTGACGATAAACCTCTCACAGATGCGGATTTCCCACCTCTTGGTGGTGTCAATGTTGTCGTCCCACTGAGAAAGGTCGTCCCTGGAGATGGAGTCAGTCTCCCAGATGGCGTCACCCTTGCGGATCGTATTCGCACTGCCATTAAGCGTCAAGAAGATGATGCTCTTCGTCGACGCATTGAAATTGAAGAAGAGGAAAAGAAATCAAAGGATACTCTCGTAGCCATTCCTATGGTCCGCAATGTCAGTCTCCGCCAAGTTCGTCGAAACCTGGATACTGAAGAAGCATACGCGGAAGAAGAGAACTACGCGTGGCAAGTTTCAGGAGAAGTCGAACTTCCTGAACAATAATCACCTTTCCTTCCTTTCATGACAAGAACTACAAACATATTTTTTTCTTCGTGATTTGCCTTCATTGGGTTCGAGAGATTCCATTTCTGGAAAATATGTTGAATCGATGGGAAAATGGTCCAATAACGCTGCATTGTAGTCGGTGTGGGTCCCTTATTCAATACAAAGTTTCAATTTTTATAGAAAAATAAAATTGAAAGTTGAATGTGCTAAAACCGTGTACAGCACATAAAATGCCCACTCTCCGCGTTCGTTCGATTCTTAACTCTCTGAACCCCAATCAGCGTGCAGAGCTCAAAAAGCTTCTGCCTGCCAATGTTGGGGTTCCTGCGTTAATCACGCAGAAATATCCCTCTATGCTTCTCAGCTGTCTTCCCAAAGGAGAGGAATACTCTCTGCTTGGATTCATTGCCGAGCATATGCTCAATCATTCAGTCGAGGATATCACGATTGATTCTCTGATTACCGAGATACGAGTGATGTATCCACTTCTCTCCAAGGAGCAAGAAGAGAAAATCCGCTCGTCCAAGACCACTGATCCTTTCATTCTCTCTCTCATCCGCACACGAAAGGCATTGAACAAGGTCATTCGCCAAGAAGATGGTCCAATCCTTCTTGAAGAGGAAGTCGTCTATCAGTCCGTGGCTGGACATCCTGATATGCACAACAAGACGCAGGTCTTTGAAGTCAAGCTTACAGGAATGCTTGAAGACAACTGGATGAGCTTCCTTTATCAGGTCTTTGCCTATGGCGCCATTATGCCCGATGTCAAAGAACTCTATCTGGTCCTTCCTCTTCAGCAGAGTCTCTGGAAGATGAATATTGAAGGATGGGCACAACGGTCCGCGTATCGCGACTTTCTTGTCAAGGTCAGCACCCACAATCAGACAGATGGACTCGCCAATACTCTGAATGCGCAAGTCCTTTGCGAGCACTTCTGCATTGGCTGCCACATCAGCAAACAGAAAACTCTGCTCGATACAGTCAAGTCTGTCGCAGGATCCAACAAGCCCTATCAGATGTTCCTGGGCGGACCCCAGAACTCGCATCTGAAGAAGGATTTGGCAAAATCGAAGGATGCTGCCGATGCGAAAGCCCTCATTCAGTCGACTGGACTCAAGATGTTTGTCCACAGTCAATACATTATCAATCTTTGCGGCAAATGCGAAGATGACTGGAACATCAAGCTCTTGAAGGATAATCTCGAGGTCGGGAAAGCCATGGGGGCTCAGGGAGTCGTCGTCCACGTCGGAAAATCGACAGATCAGCCGTTAGCGCAAGCAATGGAGCGGATGCGAAATGCCATTCGCGAATGCCTTCCTTCTGCAACCAAGGAATGCCCCCTCTTGCTCGAAACTCCTGCTGGACAAGGAACCGAAACTCTGAAACCGATGAAGGAGTTCTTGGATTTCGTCGAGAGCTTTGCGGATGAACGCCTGCGGGTCTGCGTCGACACTTGTCACGTCTTCGCCTGCGGTCATAATCCTATCGAATATCTGGAAGCCACTCTCGCGCGACCCAATCTTCTCAAACTCGTTCACTACAATGACTCTCTGGAAGCTTGCGGATCTTGTAAAGATCGTCACGCTCTCGTGGGTTCAGGGCATATCGGCTTTGAAACCATGAGCAAGATTGCGAAGATCTGTTATGACAACGGGGTACCTATGGTCATCGAGTAGACGACTCAAAACTGAGCAAAAAAACAAAGAAAATATTTTTTTAATACCCGAACAAGAGTCCTCCACGTCCACCATATACGCGGAAGATATTGTAGGTTTCTGCAAAGACAAAGACATTGTAGCGTGGTACATTGTTCGGATTCAGACTTCCACGGAATGGTTTGAAGTCCATCTGAAGCTCTACACGCTGAATTTTGTCCAGATTTCCTTCTCCAGTAGGAATCGAAGGTGGATACAGTCCATTTGTAACACCAAACGGCATATTGTAATAATAGCGGTTAACCCAAGGTGTTTTTCGTTGATTGAAGGCTGGCAGAACAGAACGCAAAAGAGCAGGTGATGAAGTCTCATAGCGAATCAACTTTCCTTCATAGACAAGCTGTACAGATTGAAGGGGTTCTGAATCGCGTGTCGAAAAGCCCGCGAGATAATCTCCTGCAACTTGTGTTGTGAGACCACTCGCATCAGGCCACCAAGGAGCGATTGTTACACCCAGCCCACTCAAATCACGTGTTGCTAAGAAAGGACAGTTGTAGGCTGTGGCTTCTCGTCTCTGCGCAAAAAAGAATAAATCGCGCACTGGATTGGCTATACGAAGAGGAGCAGTTAGTTTGGGTAGCCCAACAGAATCAAACGGCTCTAAACTATAATGCTGAACAACTGGATATTGAATATCTGAAATGCGGAAAAGATTGGCTTCGACTTTATCCAAATAGACATATTCAGCCATAACATAGGTATCACCCAAATAAAGTTCATTGGGCATTTGAACACCTGCGATTTTACTCACACGCTGTGCTTGTGTAGGATTTCCATTCAGTCCAAAGACATTGGTTCCCGCCGCGTCCACTTTGTAAAAAGGACTTCCAAGCAAGGGAAAATAAGCATCTCCAGCCACAGGATTTGATGGATTTGGAAGTGTCTGTTGTGCAGAACTTACATAGAGAGAGTTCAATGGGGAGAACCGAATCAGGAGTCGAACTAAATCGGCGCCCAAGGCATCAATCGGTAGATAGGTTCCTGGGTCGCCATTCGAGAACCAGAAAGGCAATGGCGTTATAGCAACCGTAGGATTCGTATCTGAACCAAACGAAGTTGGGGTAAATCCATTGTCTTCACGTTTCAGAATACGATTCATCACAGTGGTTTTTTCAAGAGATGTCCCAAACTCATCCAACACTTCTAACAGGCGCGAGTTTAACGACTCTACACGAGATCCACCGATTTCAATATTGGCTTCCTGAATTAATGCGTGTCCTAAACTATTCGTCCATCCAAATCGAGGTCCTGCAAAGGCACCTCCAGCATTCGCGATCGCTTGACGCTGAATGGTATTAATATTCGGCATTGTTGTTACAAGATAGAGTCGTGAAACAAGATGTCCTTGGCGCGGGATTGTAATAGAGGCTTGGGCTCCTAAAAGAGGACGTGTGTCAAAATCCAAGCGAACCCATTGTGTAGTAAATCGCCCAGCCTTCACATATGCCTTTTGAAAATATTTGAGGGACGGCTGTTCAGCGGGAGGTAGAAGTCGTTCATCTTGAACACCAGTATGAACGATTTTTAGTAAGGATGCCACCATTCTTTTTGGATTGGAGAAAGAAGGATTTAGACTCTTAAATACGCCTAAACCATATTCAATAGAAAAGGTAAAGAGAATGCCGTGGGATTTTGAGACAGTCACAGCAGGTATAGCACCCTCAAATCAAGATCGCTATCAAAGTCTTTTGATTCGCGCGAATATGCTGGGACCTTTACCTACCAGTGAAAAAAAAGCACTCCTTGTTGATTCAAATAATCTGGAGGTTGTGTTATTCAAAGCCTTTGAAGAAACATTTCCTGCATTTGACGCAAAGTATTTTGAAACACGCCTGAAACGGTTCAAGGCGACAGTTGGAGAAGCAAACTCCGTCAAGATTTATTTCCCTGGAGTCAATCTTCACGTCAGCAATGGAGAATCCAATCTTTACATTTGTCATTTTCGCGTGGCGAAACGAAATCTCGAGGAAGGAGTTGTGGATGCTTAATCTTGGAACATCTTGTTGGCGATACCATTTTGGAAACGGAGCCAGTTGATACCAAGACAAAAGACTTTGACTTCCCAGTCTTTTTCAAAGTTGCCTCCTGGAGGACGAACATCCAAAATCAATCGAAGACTCTGTAGACGGCTGGCATTAATGGATCCTGAAGGTTGATGAACATCTCCAGGACGACGGGCAAAACTGTATCCATACAGAAAGTTATTGTAACCAATGAAGCCTCCACGGTGAGCAAAGCCAATCTGTTGACGGAAATACTGTTCTTCTGCTCCAATGACGTCGATCCCATTTGCTTGAATCTTTGCATAGACCATCATACTTTGCCTGGGATTGTAGATTGGATCATATTCTCGTTCAATCACGGAACTAAAGTTAGTCCATTCATTGTTTTGACTTGTGGCTTTTCGCCTTATAAACCAAACGATTTCTTCTAAAGGATGATTCGCTTCCAAGGGTAACTGAATGCGAATCAGATTGTCGGCTGTGGTTTTCACAATTGCGTATTTCAAAGGTTCTGTAAAGAAAAATGTTTGCACTTCTCTATGCATTATTTCAAAGGGCTGACGAATCATTGCAGATCGCACTTTGCCAGTCAAAAGAGACCCATAGGTGATGAGGCGCACACTATCAAACATCGGATCTGATTTGACTGTTTGAAGATCAACAACTTGGTCAAACGGAAAACTGCGATCATAGACTTGGATGGTTGTATTGAGAGGAACTGAATCACACGAATCTCGATATCCGCGTGCTTGGCGGACTACTTCAGAAAAGGGGCGGAATGTAATATGAAGTCTTGCGGTTCCTTCATTACAGGCAACCAAGGGAAGATATTCTTTGAGTCGCGTGCGCATGAAGAAAAATGGAAGATTGCAATGAATGTATCCATCTTCTGTGGGATAGACAGCACGCTGTGGATAATTGCGGAGACGATCCAAAGAGACTCGTCCATACATATCATACCCCGTCGAAATCTGTGAGTTTAAATCTGGAAAGAGTGCTGAAAAGATAGATGTAAAATCGCCATCAAACTGTTCAATGGTGGTTCCAGCAATCTCTAACTCGGCTTTCGCAATCAAATCTGTACCAAGAGAGTTAGCATAAAACCAAGTAGTCGACGGATCCACATATTCATAGGTTTGGCTTTGAATCTGAAGTTGCGCAGTTTTGTTGAGCCAATGTGCAAGTTTAACTTGGAGAACAGCACAAAAGACAATGTCTCCTGCTGTTTGTGTTGTGAGATCAAAACTAATGCGTTGTCCAAAGGTAGCAGGACCTCTGTAAGGGAACTCCTGAACACAAGGAACAAACGGAGTATAGCGGCGATCTTTGTTGCGACTAAACCAACTCAACTCGGGTTGG